TTTTTTAATTTTGTTTTTTTAATTTAGTTTTTAATCTACTGTAATTAATTATTATTTGTTATTTTTTTTTTTTTATATAATTTAATGTATTTGTCTTTATCGGTTTGTGTTAATTTAGAATCAATTTTATTATAATATTCTTTTCTTTTATCAAATAAAATTTTCATGTCATTTTGTATTTTATTGATATTATTTTCTTGTACTCTTACAGAATGATTTGTATCAAGAATTTTGTTAATATAAGAATCATATTTATCGTAATCATTATTATCCAATAGTTGTTGCAAATGTTCAAAAATATTAATATATTTTGGTTTAGTAATAATTAATCTCCAATCTTTGCATTTTAATTCGAGTTTATCATCTGTTCTATATACGGAAATTGGAATAGTTTTATTATCAGGGCATTTAACTGTTTTATATTCATAATACATTTTAATTGCATTGTTTATATCCATTATAATATTATTATATATTATAATGAACCAGTATACGATAGAATTATTATATGAACCTATATATTTTATAATTATCATAATTGGAATAAATCTTATATTCAAAACTTATAATAAACCATTAATTACACAGGCAATTATTTACTCTGTGCTTGGAGTATTGATGATTGTATCATTTTTATTAATTAAAATGAATAAATCAAAATTAGAAAAAGAAAAAGTACATTATTCAAAAATATCTCAAATATTAACTGGTATTGTTATATTATCTGTTGCAATGTTTTTATATTATTTTACATATTAAATATTTAGCGGAACATATTTCGTGTTGTTGTTATTCCATTTAATGTAGTATTTATATATTGCATACCTGCTGCCTTATTATTAGATAAATTCATTGTCCAACGCCAATATAAAAATACAAAAACCAAAATAATAAAAAATATAAAAGTCGCAACTAAATCAGTTTTAATATGTTTGCGATCTTCTTCTTTTTTATCAAACAAAATTACATATCCCGTCCAAGAAAAGATTGATATAAAAATAATTGAAAATAATATTAATTTAAGTGTTGACTTAAATCTAAAATGATGAGCCGCTGCTTTCGTTTTACCAATAAATGCTGACAATATCAACATAACAATAAGTGGTATCAAAAAAAATACAACCCTTATAATTTTTGTAGAATCTCGTACATTCATTATAATATAAGAATAGAATTATTTTTTTTTTTGATAAAGTTTATAAATTTTGTAAATATTTATACATATGAATAAAGTATTCCATAATAAAACATCAATTGTTATTTTATTGTTTATTTTGTATTCCCATAACATTAAAAATAAATATGCAAAAATTAAAGCAATATGAATTATCAATGGCGTAGATGTTAATGAAACAATAAAAAAATTAATCATTGCTATTTGAAAATACAAATGCTTTAATGAAAAATTTATCATATAAAGTAACTAAATATTTTTTATAAAAAACCTATGACATAGTCTTTTTCTTTTTGCATCCATGCATTGGTTTGATGAAATTTTTGGATTGATACAATATTTCATTATAAGATAACGTAATCTATATGATAAAATACTATTGTATTCAAAATCAATGACTCCTTGTTCCAAATCAGAATAATTTTCATCTAAATCAGAATAATTTTTATCCATCGTGATAATATATTATAATATATTATCAATTATTTAAGTGAGTTGTTGTTTTTTTATTTCTTTACCTTTTTTTTTTAGGTGCAGCCTTTTTCTTTTTAGGTGCAGCCTTTTTCTTTTTAGGTGCAGCCTTTTTCTTTTTAGGTGCAGCCTTTTTCTTTTTAGGTGCTGCCTTTTTCTTTTTAGGTGCTGCCTTTTTCTTTTTAGGTGCTGCCTTTTTCTTTTTAGGTGCTGCCTTTTTCTTTTTTCCAAAAAGTTTATTGAGAAATCCACCACCAGTAGATGCAGTACATCCGCATGAACCGCCAGATTGACCAGGTGTTTGTGGTGTATTGAAAATAGCATCAAACTGAGCCTGATTTGAACTTAGTTGGTTATTTAATTCAAAAAATGGAATACCACCAAGCCCTTTCACAATTTTGCCCTGCGGTACAACACCAGGCGAAGTTTTTCCAGCAAATGGGTATGGAGATGCTTCTCCGCCATGGAGTTTACGAGTTTTAGTTTTTCTATTACTCATTGTTATATATTAAACGCATATTTTAATTTTATTTTACATAATTTAATAGCATTTCAATAGTCTTGCAGATGGATCTAACTGCTTACTAAATGGATGTTTCCAATAATACGGAATTAAAATAATATTTTTAAAACATGCATCATAAACAGTTCTATACCAATAAGACTCTTTATCATATGGTTGTGGACCATTAAACACCTTAATATTAAAATCAATATTGTCAGATATAATTTTATCAGCATGTTCTTTAATAATATCAAACCAATTTCTTTCTAATGAACTGACACCATCACTAAATGCTTCTTTTTTTCTATATAATAATTTATGAGGTAAATAACCTTCGAATGCTTTTCTCAAATAATATTTTTCTATTTTATCTTTACTAAATGTTTTGTATTTTGGTGGCAGTGACATAATGTAATTTACTAGCTCTTTGTCACCAAAAGGAACTCTTGCCTCTAATCCAGCACCACTTATACTGCGATCTGAACGCAGTACATCAAAATAACAAATATCTTTTAGCATTTTTATATTTGCTTTCAAAAATGATTCATCGTCAGGTGCATTCATAAAACCTCTATATGAACCAAAAATTTCATCAGAAACATCACCACAATAAATAACTGTATCTGGTGTATTTTGTTTGATATATAAACTAACTAAATAGTTGCCGACTGATGCTCTAACAGTTGTAGTACAATAACTTTCAATTTGCCTAATTGTATCTGGTATTGCTTCTAAAAAATCCTTTTCTGTAACACAAATTTCATGATGTTCTGTTCCTAAATAATCCGCTGCAATTCTTGCCCAATATAAATCAACACTACCTTTTAAACCAATACTATAAGTTCTTAATTCTCCCTTTTTATAATGTTTAGCAACAAGCGCTGTGACCAATGTACTATCTAAACCACCAGAAAGCAAACATCCAACTTTTCTATCACTCATTAATCTCTTATTAACAGCATTTGTTAATAATTTATTAATATTTTTACATACTAATTCTTCATCATTGCATTGAATAATTTTAAAATCATAAGAAAAATAATTATAAAAGCAATCTTTATTACTTGAACACCATAAATGCCCGGGTGGAAATTGTTTAAGTGATTTATTATTCATAAACAAAAGACTTTTTGCCTCACTGCAAAATCCAATTTCATTATTGTTACCTTCGGTATCAGTACAAATAAATAATGGTCTAATACCAAGGGGATCTCTAGCAACAAAAATTTTATCAAATTCACTATCATATAATACAAAGGAAAAGACACCATCCAAGTATTGTAACATTTTTTTAAATCCAAGTCTTTTATAGAGATGAATAATAATTTCACAATCACTATTTGTTTTGTATTCTAATTTCAAATTAAATTCTTCAACTAAATTTTTATAATTATAAATTTCCCCATTGCAAATTAGATAACATTTTTTAATATGAAGCGGCTGGTCGCTTTCAAAATCTAAACCATTAATCATTAATCTATGAAATCCAAATTTAATTATCTTATTAATATTAACTAATTTACAATTATCTGGTCCTCTATGACATGTTTTAATAAAATAATTTAAAAGTCTTGAATATTTATGTTTATTTCCAATATAGGCAAAAATACCACACATAATATTATATAAATATTATATGTATTTAATCTTTATATCGTTTGATTTAATAAAACCGTATACAAATTATTTGCGAATGATGATAGTATAATAATAAGAATTATAATTAATGTTTTTTTATTTAAACCTCCGTTAGCATAAGATAATTTAAATAAAAAAAACAACATTATAGTAATGATAATATTTTCAATTTCAACACTTGGAAGATTTTTAAAATAATCTTTTGCTTCTTGAATGCTATTAAATATGAATAGAGTTAAATATCCAATACAAATTAGTGCCATTAATCCAAGCCACAAATATTTATTTTCTTTATGAATAATTGCATTTGTATATTTAATTAAAAGGATAATAATTCCAATATATAAAATTGCTAAAATCAACATTTTATACCAATTTTTAGAATAATAATCCAATATATAACTACCAAGTGTTTTTTTATCTTTTAGTGATGTGGTAAAAAGTGGGAAATTTTCACCATGTGAATGCGAGTTCCATATTGCATATGGAACTATTGCAAATATAAATATTGCAAAAAATAATATTTTTTCTTCATCTGAATTAATAATTTTTTTACACCGAACAAGGAAAAAAATTAATATTAATAATAATCCTTTAATTAAAATAGTAGGTATATATGTTGCTCCTGTATATGCAATAATTTGCCCCCATGATTTAGGTCCACTACAATATTTAGTAGGCATTATAAATAATACACATAAATTAATCAGACTTAATAAAACCATAATATACCATTGAAATAGAATATGCAATAAGTGCCCACAATCCAGAAGAAACACCTGAAATAATCATATCCGAGGTATCTGTTGGATCAGGAGATACACACATTCTATATTTATTTAGTATGCTAATCGCACCGATTAATTGGCATACAATATATTCGGACATATTTGCTTTTGAATAATCTCCAAATAAATATGATATAGGATTGTTCTCTGATTTTTTATATTCTCTAATATATTGGGCGTTATAAGTATCGATGCTGTCCTTATATAAATTATACTCTGTATTCAAGGGTACGCTATTATTTTTTTTATTAATGATAATATTTGCCAATTTTAATTTAAATAATTTAACATATTTACCAATACCCGATTCATCTAATTTTTCTTCAATTCCCGGTGATTCATCAAATAGAATTTCAATCATTCTTATTAAATCATCCGGATTATTACAATTAAATACTTGACCTTTTAATTTTTGTCCGTCTGTACTCATATCTAAACCACTTATTGTATCATATAAAGATTCTGTCATACCAGGAACTGATTCAGCATACACCATTAACATCGGAAATAAAGATAATGCCATTGTTTTTGAAAATGTATTAAACTTTTCTGATAGTTTTAATGGGATATAAAACATAAATGAAAACATTTTTGAAATTGGATTATTCATTTCTGATATGATATATAATGCGGATGGCAATCTGTTGAGAATATATGCCATACTAAAAGTAGCTGCAGTCCAAAATCCAATTTTACTTGACGAATGTGCATTTTTACATAAAACATTTAATGTACTTCCCGAATCAGTACTTTTTGAATAGAAAACCAATAATCCAGTAATAGTTGCAAGTGAATAAACAGATAAGTAAATACCCATAAAAATTAAAATCAAAAATATAATATTAATAATAAGAGTTAATAGTGTGGGTAATATTCTTTTACTAGAACTACCTTTATTATTACAATAGTTAATTGTTTGCAAAGAATTTAATAAGATACATTTAACTGAACCAATAACAATATTAGATAAGACTGTTATAAATCCACTCAATAATAATATAATAAAAATTAAAATTACAATAACAGTAAATATAATAGCATAAATTTTACTTCCTCCACCTTTTAGTCCATTAAAAGTTATATTACAACCATCTTCGATGCCATAATATAAAAAATTATTTTCTGGTTTCAAAATTCTTCCCTTATATTTAATTATACCATTGCCAAATATTTGATTAATAATATAAACGGATTCTAATTTATATACATTTAATTTAATATAATCGACATATATATGCATCTTGCTATATAAAATTAATATATATTTATTTATTTATTATATCGCTAATTGAATCAACGTCAAATTTATAACGGCTTAAACATTATTCTATATTACTAATTATAAATGAATTCTGAAGAATTTGAAAAAATAAAACAACAATTTCATCAACTAACAAAGGACGGACAACAAAACAAGAAAAAAGAAGATAACAAACCAAAAGCAACAAGAGAAGAATTATTAAAAAAATTAAGAAATAAAACGAATATGAAAAAAATGCAAAGGAAATCTAAATTATATAAAAAAAAAATGATTAAAGATGCATCAGATAAAGTAGGGGGGATTAATCCAAAATTATTAAATGGATTAAAATTAAATAAAGACACGATGGATAAGTTAAAGAAATATATGCCAGAAACTAATTAGTTTTACTTAATTTTTGCAAAAGACTAAGCATTAATTTATTTTGAGTATCAATGGATTCTCTAAATGCATTAATACACTCACATAAGTTATTACCGGAAGAATCTTCCAAAAGAGTAGATAAGACTTGATAGAGTGGGTTTTCCATTAAATCGATTTCTTCAATCTGATATTCTGATTCGGCATCAGAATTATCTCCATTCAAATTTTTATCATTGGTATCAGACATTATAATAATTGTTTTAAAAAATTTATGATTTTTAAACGACATAAACACATCCTAAAATAATTAACAATATAACAATTAATAAAATTTTAAAATAAGAAAAATAACTGTTATTAAATTTAATATCTGGGAATATATTATTTGCTATTTTCTTTGGATTTTTTAAAATTATCATTTGAATATTATTCATCTCTAATAATATAGTATATATCATTAACTTTATATAAAAAAAAACTTGTTTTGTTTTTTCTACCGATTATTTTTATGGTACAACTATAATCTTTAAAAGTATAAATTATATATTTTATATTAAATATTTTGCTAAATATCAATAAATAATTAATAAAATCTGTATTATATTTTTTACATTTTTTAAATGAATTTTTTATATTTTCTAATAGTTGATAGCTCAAATTGGTTGCATTAGATAATTTTCTAATAATAAAATGATTCAGTTTGTATGATATTAATTTCATAATATAACACTCATTGAGCCCGGAAGTATCAATTATATCATTGAGACTTTTTAAATTGTATCTTAGATAATTGGGTCCAATAGAATTTAATATAGTATCTGGTAAATCATTATATTTTGGAAGTATATATTTTATGTTAGAATTATATAATTCCTCAAAATAATCATTTATATATATATTGCCATATTTTCCATTATAATAAGGGTAAAAATCAACAATATGATATATGTGATTATGTTTAAGATCAATAATATCATCATAACCATTATCAGCAAAATCGGAATTAGTTAAAAAAGCATAATCATTAATATTATAAATATTAGGATCAATACCTGGATCATTGCCACCATACCACCAAAAAGATTCAGATAAAGGATTATCTAAATATCTAACATGAATATTTAAATTGCCATCATATTTAATAATGATAGCAATTAGATATTTAATAAATTTATTATCATTTTTAACTAATATTTTGGGTCTTTGTTTCAATTCATTAATACAATATTTTTTTAAATCACCAATAGAATTAATATTAATTTTACTAATATTCATTTGGGGTATTGCAATATTATTTAATAATATTTTTAAAATATAAATTGAACTTATTTTACAAGTGTAATAAATACAGAAATATAAAATGCAACAATTGCAAAAATTATCATGAGATAAACAATCAATGCTCTATTGATTGGGTTTTTGCTTTTTTTAAGTTTTAATATTTTTGGTTTGACAGATAAAATAAAAATCACAATAATAATATAAATAAAAACGGCATAATTGATATTTTTATTAAATATCATAATATAATATAATATGATAAAATATAATATAATATATGTAATTATTTTACTTGTATTAGTAATAGTATTATTAAATAGATTAATTATACAAGAGAATTTTGTTTTTAAAGAACAAAACTTAAATAATAATTATTATAAAAAAAAGTATATATATTCAAATAATAACATTGGATATGCAGTTGATAACAATAGGGAAACAATGAATAAAATTGTTGGTGAATTTTCAAAAAATTTAATTAAAAATACAAAAATATTATTTTCAAAGGTAGTACCATACAATAATGTATTAAAAATGATGGATGATTTAGTTAATGCATTTACAGATATTAATTTTATAATTTGCGATGATGTAACAATAAATAATTTATTTTTTAATTTTTTTAATAGAAATAAATATAATAAATTTAGATTTGTATCCACATTAAATAGACAAATTATATTTCCAATATGTAGTATGGTAAATATGAGAGTAAGGCGTAATATTATTCGTGATATCGGAATGAAAGATAGTAGAAGAAATAGATATATTGGGAAAGATATAAAAAATTTTTATAAATTAAAAAATATTAATATTAATTTACATTTTTATAAAAAAATGGATGATTCTATAAATGCCTTAAAAAGATTAGAGATAGATTTGTATTTATATATTGACTCATTTCCGAATAATATATTACATAAAATATTTATGGATAATAAAGATTTTACATTAAATAATCAAGCATTTCAAATAATTTTTAAAAATAATGCATATTCATATTATAAAAAAATTAATTTTGATTTAAATAAGATAACAGACTATTTGCCAAGAAAAACTGTAACGACATTCTATACTACATTTAAACCAGACATTGAATTATATTCATTTAATATTTCATTATATACCGGAATTAATTCAGATTACAAAACAATATATAATATTAAAAAGTATTTATCAGATCATATTGAAAATGTTGATATTTATAACAATAATTATAGTAATTTTTCATTATATTTTCTTAATCATCCTGCTGTAAATAAATATTTAGAAGAAGAAAATTATATTTCATCTGATAAAAATAGAGAATGTATTAATGTGTATGGTAAATGCACACCTGATATGTTACATGTTACTCGCCTACAATATTTTTAATTTTGTGTTCTCTAACTTTGAAATTTTTCCTTTTGAAATAATTAAATCTTTTATTAACATCATTTTTGAATGCATAATCTGGTGATTTAAATTTATTTTTTTGTGAATTACAACAGGTATCCATTGGAGAAATAACAAACCAACTTTTATTATTGCAATTATAACATTGTGGTTTAACTTTTGGGTCAAAATATTTATAACCGATTTTTTTTATATTATTTGGCATTTGACAGTATCCATTTAAACATTTTCCAAAATTATTAGGATAATTTTTATTACTTTTGTAAAAAAAACATTCATCATCTTTTTCACAAGGTTTGTCCCATATACCTACTTCTTTTTTACGCCCATAAAGATCGTAAGCACTTTCACAATCCATTTTATTAATTGATCTTACTAAATTGCCAGTATTAATAGAGAAACACCCCCATTGTTTTGATTTCTTTTTTATTACATCAACAAATGTATTTGGTGTGATCATTTTATCTGGTGTTTCGAAATATTTGTGTTCTTTCAACATTTCATTATCATATCCATTATTTAAAAATAAGTTTTCTGTATACATGTTCCCAACTAATTTGTATGAGTCTAAAATAATTTTACCATTTTTTTCAAATCCTCTTAAATAAATTGTATAACCATAAAGACCATATTCTTGCAATAAAACAATTAATAAACCAAATTTTTTGTGATTTGTTTTTCTGTTAATAAATACATTTTCAATTGCATATTTATAAATAATAAATTGCTCCTTAACAATATCATATACTTTTAATATCATTTTATCGACTATTTTATATTTGCTATTTTTGATTTGATAATCAACATACATATCTTTTGTTAAATCTAAATTTTTGTTTTGCCAAGATGGTTGGTCATGAATATAAAAACTGAATTTCTGGTAATCAGTATCAGATGTTTTATTAATAATATTTTTTTCAAATAATTGTTTCATATATTTATGTCTTAATATTTGTCTAACATTAATTGGTGTTTTTTCATTAATATAATCAATTACTGGTATATCTAATTTTGTTGTATTATTTTTGCTAACAGGCGGTTGCATATAGTCTAATTTTGAATATTCTCCAATATTATCATCATTGTTGCCATCGAATTGTTCAATAACAGGACATAAACAGTAAAGTAACAGAGTAACGACTAAAATAATTACAATGATAATTTTAAGGTTCATATATAGTAAAGATAGAAAAATTAAATATATTAGAAAAAATTAAAAATGGTGAAATAATTGAAAAACCATTTCCACATTTAGATATTACAAATTTTTTATCAGATGAACATTTATAAATTATAATGAATGATAAACAGATTCATTTTGCTAAAAAAGAAAACCATGATGAATTATATAATGAATTACTAAAAAATGATTGGAAAATTCAAAATTTTCTTGGTTGTGTATCTGATTGGAATCAATATAAAAAACAATTAAATAAAAAATATAAATCAGATGAACCAGTTGAAAATATTTGATTGGTAACCACAACAATTTTGATACATCCATTGCAAATGGAGTCCAAAAGGGAGATCGGACAAAATCTCAATATAAATTAAAAAGGTTTGATCGTTTCAAGCTGTGTAAATTATATAATCTAACAAAATTTTTTATAAAATAATTTAATGAAATCATGTGTTTGTAAATTATCAACTTTAATCCAATCTGCTTTACTGTTTATTAAAAATTTTTTCATTAATTTTTTATCAAAAATATATGCTTTTATATATTTTTTATCTCGTAGATATGCTTTAGATAAACGATGAATACCGTCTATTACATATTTTTCATCAATTATTATTGGATATTTTAGATTTGCCTTTTTTATTCTATCCATTTCATTTTTATATTTTTTAGGATTTTTAATAACATCATTTGCAGAATAATATATTTTTTTTGAATGATTGCCCCAAGATTTATCTTCTAGTGCATTCAATAATTTAGAAACTGGTACACTTATAGTTGGATGTTTATAAATATTCAAATAAGCAAACATCATATCAATACTATATATTTTTTTATTTATAGAGTATGTTTGAACCATTATATACTAATATGTCAATATATTAAAATTTATATAGTTTAATTTTTGTCCCATTTTACACCTTTGGAATTTTCAGATAGACACTTAAGTCTTTCTATACTCGCTTCAAAAGTTGAGTCTTTTCATACTCGTGTAAAGTTAATTATATTCCTTAACTAACAAGTAGTTAATCTTACCTTATAGATAAGAACCGATGAAGTGGAACTGAATGTATTTTAAGTGTAAATTAGC